ATATTCTCGCATCAATTCCGATGGCTTTAAAAGACGCCGCCGCCCTCTAAACCGAACCAAGAGGGTGATGGCCTATGGCTACCGGGAAAGCGAACATCACAAAATCCCAAAATATGTCAAATTCAATGCGACTAATCCGTATGATGTGCCAGGAATGCACAAAAGCGGTTTCTTCATGAAAGGAAACGAAAAAATCTATCTAGACCAATCCATTAAAATAACAAGAATAACGCCCAATCGATCAGCATCACGCACGGTTGTTCAAAGTTCACTTGGAATGCACGTTGATAATGCCGCCATGCCCCATGTCGATCCAACCGACACGGCCACGGCCATGGCTGGCTCACTGTTTAGGTTTGGAAGGCACGTTCCCATCAAGAAGAATCTGCGCGGATTCAAAAGATTTGTCAAAAATTGGTTAAAGAAAAATTTAACCCCACTAGACGTCACAAGCGACACCAGCTTTGACGCATGGATTGCCAAAACTCCGTACACGGAGTCTAGGAAAAATGAACTACGGAGAAAGTATAAAGAAATGGGAATCGACAATTACGATTTACCAGACAGACTACTCAAAGTTAAATCATTCATCAAAGATGAAACATATGAAACATTCAAACATGCCCGCGGCATAAACTCTCGATCAGATGAGTTTAAGTGCGCAGTGGGTCCAATTTTTCAATTGATCTCTGATGCAGTGTTTGCACTACCATGGTTCATTAAAAAGATACCAATCCATTTAAGACCCCAGTATATTATCGATCGCTTGTTCAAGATCGGGGCAACTTACAGAACTACTGACTACACGTCTTATGAAGCACATTTCACGCCAGAATTGAAGCGAAACTGCGAATTCCTCCTGTACGAACACATGGTACAGTTCTTGCCCGGAGGAATGGAGTGGTTGAAGCTTGTCAAAAGATCCGGCGCAGAAACTGCCAATCACATTGATTTCAAATGCTTTAGCATGGAGATCGATGGCAAAAGAATGAGTGGAGAGATGGACACCAGCTTAGCTAATGGATTTGCCAATCTGATGCTGATGCTCTATCTATGTGAAGTCAACCGTAACACCAATGTCATAGGTGTAATCGAAGGTGACGACGGGCTTTTTACCGTCACCGGAACCCCCCCCAGTGCCGACCTGTTTAAAGACTTCGGCCTGACGATCAAAATCGTCGATTTCAAAGAGTTAAATCATGCAT